TATATTTGGCCCGAATGACGGGAACTCAGAACCATCCATATAAAAACACATTACTAAGAGTCCAGGTTCAGAGCGTGGCATAGTGTGTTTCTATATGGTAAGGGCAAGGTGTGCTGTTGGTATCTGGTCGAGACCTCCGGACTGACACTAGAATCATTACCGCTCTACTGCTTGGTCGGCAGAACCATATAAAAACACAGTTGCGGGTATTCTTCGGACTAGTCCCTAACAATGTGATGACCGAGTGTGTTTCTATATGGTGATGTAGCATAGCGGCCAATGTACCTCCTTCATACGGAGATTATCGTCGGTTCGAGTCCGACCATCACTACCAAAATATGCCCCAGTAACTCAGTGGACTAGAGTACTATGCTACGAACGTGGGAGTCGGAGGTTCGAATCCTTCCTGGGGCACCATAAAGACAGTATAATATATATAACGCGAGAGTGGAGAAATGGTATACTCAGGAGACTTAAAATCTCCCGTCGAAAGACATGCGGGTTCGAGTCCCGCCTCTCGCACCAAGACCTCGCCCTGATCAACGGCGTATAATAGGATAAGTTGTTGATTCCATTTTTATGCCCTACTGGACAAATTGGTAAAGTCATCTCTCTCAAAAGGAGAAGTTCTCCCTGTTCGAATCAGGGGTAGGGTACCATGCCAGCGAGACTTGGAAGTCAGAGAGGTCTTATAAGCCTTTTAGCGCCAGATTAGCGTTCTTGAGAAGGTTCGATCCCTTCCGCTGGTACCAATATAGTTCCTTAGTTTAATGGAAGAACCTCGGTGTTACATACCGATGATGAAAGTTCGATTCTTTCAGGAACTACCAAATAGAACATTTAGGTGTGGCCATAGTGTAATGGTAGCACTACATGTTGTGACCTTGTCAGTACGGGTTCAAATCCCGTTGGTCACCCCTAAGTGCTCTATAAATATTTTGATGAAAAATAACTATTGCTTTGATATAGACGTTGGGTTTGAAATGTCTCTAGATATTATCGAACAGTTTTACAGAAACAATCCCGATTATAAAGAGCAATGTTGCGTATATAATTTAGATTTAAAAACAGTTGATACAAGATTACTTGCATTTTTGGAACCATTAGACTTGACAATAAGTCACAGTGAAATTATATGCACACCTGCACATCATATGCTACCATTACATATTGATACAGGACAGGCAAACAATGACACTAAAATAAATTGGGTAGTAGGAAATGATTCACCGATAGATTGGTGGATTCCAAATGACAGTAAGAATCGAGATGTAATAGCAAATCAATCTGGATACAATTACATTGCTTATGAAAGAAGCGAATGTACTAAGGTCTGGAGTCATGTTATAGGAAATCCTAGCATAATTAATTCTGGAATTCCTCATTCTGTAGATAATGATACAGATAACGTAAGAGTATGTTATACTAATGTCTTGTTCAACAAAAAGAAAAATGAAAGATTACAGTGGCAAGACGCTGTTGGAATCTTTGCACCTTGGATCAAATAATGTTTGCCAAATTAAAGCACAGTTTAGATATTCAGCAATACACAGAAAAAGAACTATTGATTTCATTTGGCGAAACTGTTGATGACAAATTTCAAGGTATTGAATATCGAAAAGTTGTGAGTAAACATGCTTTTGATATTTTTAATACAATACCTGCAGAGTACAGAGGGCTGTTTGATATTTCTTTAATGAAGATCAACAGAGCAATTCCAGCGCACACTGATAGCGAAATCACTTGTGCCATTAATTTTTATGTCAAAACATCTAACTGTATGACAATGTTTTACAGTTTAAAAAATAACAATCCTAATAAGATTCAAATTGAGAATCAAACAAATGGATATATTTTTAATGAAGAAGATTTGATTTGGAATCATGATTGTTTCATTGCAGAGCCTGGGGAAGCATGGGTACTTGATGTTACCAAGCCTCATAGCGTTATGCCAATTGATCCAGGCAGTCCAGAACGAATTGCAATTACTTTGGCAACAAGGACATTTACATTTGATGAAGTTTGTGCTATACTTGCAAGCACAGGTAGTTTATAAGTTTCGGAGGGGTCCCATAATGGTATTGGAGCAGATTGCTAATCTGTCGGTCGTGCAAACGGCTTCGGGGTTCAAGTCCCCGTCCCTCCGCCAATACATATCTGGCCGTAGCACAATGGACAGTGCAGTAGCCTTCTAAGCTATTGATCCAGGTTCGATTCCTGGCGGCCGGGCCAACTAAAAATATGTTGACAAGTCGTTGAAAAGACTGTACAATATATACTTAGACAGTTAGGAAAGACTAACAAACGTTCTTTTAAAATTTGTTGTACACAATGACGCATTCGTCTATCGGTTAGGACACTAGGTTTTCATCCTGGCAAGAGGGGTTCGATTCCCCTATGCGTCTCCATTGTGAAGTATACTTTTAACAAGGCCTTGTTATAGTGTGGGACTGCCCCGGCTCGAAATGCCGGTAATTGGTAGCAGGTTCGAACCCTGCAACGAGTATACTTCACAATGGAGAATTATGTAGAGGTACCAGAGCACGGCTTAATGGCACTGATTGCAAACCAGTTGATTCGTCGGTTCGAATCCGACCCTCTACTCCACACAGTTTTGGTTCCATAGTATATCGGTTAGTACAATGGCCTGTCACGCCGTAGGGACGAGTTCGATTCTCGTTGGGACCGCCAAGACAATTTATTAAATAGAACTATGATAGATGACATTCACATTATTGATGATGTAATTCCAAAGCATCAGCAAGATAGATTAGAACAGCTTATGTTCGACGGTAGACTACCGTGGATGTTTTTTAGAGATGTTGCTATTTCAGATGATGAAATTAATAGGTTAGGTGTTAAAAAACTTACTCCAGGAATTGGAGCAGGTATTATTCAAAAGTTTCCTAACTATTGTAATCATCAATTATTGAATGAAACCAAGCCTGTTGTACTTGCGGCTTGTGCTAAATTAAATTTAACTTGTAAAGAGATTTTACAAGGAAGAAGTTTTATGCATTTTCCTTTAAGAAAGGAATTGCGAAAAGAATATGATAATATTCATGTTGACATGAGGATACCACATACTGTATTCTTATACTATGTGAATGATACAGACGGAGATACTTTCTTGTTCGATAAGACAATCGACGATGCAGGTACTCCAGAAGAATTTAAACAGGCAAAATTTAAAATACATAAACGAGTTACTCCTAAAAAAGGTAGGGTAGTTGTTTTTAACGGTAACAGATACCATTCAAGTTCTGGACCTACTATAGCACAGCGTTGTATTATAAATTTTGATGTAGCAACGATTAATGCGGGAGTGGTGTAATGGTAGCCACGCTGGTCTTAGAAGCCAGTGCCGAAAGGCGTGAGAGTTCGAGTCTCTCCTCCCGCACCAAGAAAACCCGTTTTACACTTTGACGTTATGAAAGTGGGTGGGGCAGTCACCATAGAGAGTGCTAGGTTTGTAGTGCTATGACCATCCGACTTCATGTAGGAGATCCGGGAACGCATTAGGTAAGGAACAATACCTTTCCAAAAGAACAAATGTTGTGGACAGAGTAACTGCTCAGTCTAGGGCTTATGTGGTGTAAGTAGCTAGACATTTTATTAAAATACATTTAACCTTGATATAGTTAAGGTAGTAAGGACAGAGCACCGGCAGATAAGCAAAAGCTATAAATGTATTTTAATAAAATTGGGCTGTTGGTATAGTTGGGAACACAGTGGCTTTGCAAGCCTCAGTCCCCGGTTCGAACCCGGGACGGTCCACCAAGTTTTTAAAAAGGTAAATTATGTTGAAACCAACCGCAAACTTCAGAATGAGCAAGACCACTAAAACAGGACTTGCACTTAGTAAGTTTAAAGATGCACATCAGCGTGGGCAATGGAAACGTGCGATGATTGACGCACAGCTTGCGTCTGCGATTCAACCAAAGCGTGAAAAGAAACCATTTGAAAATCGTTCTAGTAACATTACTAGCCCAGATTTAGAATAAAGTTTTATTATTCTTATTTTAATATAGGAGATTACCTCATGGGTAAAGGTAGTAGAGCAAGACCACTAGGTGTTTCACTAGAAACCTTTAGTGATAATTTTGAAGGTATCTTTGGAAAAAGAGTACCTACATATATGAAAAATAGGATTGAAGAAATGACACCAGCAGTTAAAGACATGAAGAAAGGCACTTGTGGTTGCGGCCGTAGCCCAACTGGCGATTGTTGCGGATGGCATGGTTTGTCCGAATCTGAATTTCAACGTGCGCAGAGTAATTGGTTAGAAGAACAACTGCGTAAAGACAACGAAGACAAACAGTCAAATTAATATAATAGGACCTTAGCTCAGTTGGTAGAGCGTCTGCCTTACACGCAGAATGTCGTCAGTTCGAACCTGGCAGGTCCTACCATAATTATGTTTTACGAAAAACTTCCAATTAACATTGACATAGATCAATTACAAAAAGACCTAGTAGAGCATGTGCTATCACTAGGTCCGCCTGTTATTCAAGGTGAAGAATTTATGACACCAGAGTATCACGGGTTCGGAGGTTGGACGTTATTATCACGTACAGGTGATTGGCACGATGGTTGGGAAATGGGGCACGTGGCTCAAAGTGAAGCTCGTGAACTGGTATATCCAAAAGGTCAACCTAATTATCGTGCATTGAAGTATCTAAACTTTTCACAAGGTCCCGAGCATAATAAGCCAACTCAGGCATGCAAAGGAGAGTTTGTTCGCATATTAGAACAACTAGAAAAATTAGGGTTGCAACCTAGACGTGCTAGAGTTAGCATCATGCAACCGGGAGCGTGTACAACAGTGCATCAAGATGCTCCGAGTAACGTATATATGGCTAGGGTGCATATACCTATTATTACAAATCCACAATGTATACATTCATGTGAAGGTATAGACTTGCACATGCCAGCTGACGGCAGTGCTTATATTATGTGGGTTAACCTTATGCACCAAGCACGTAACACATCTAATGAAAATAGATATCATATGCTAGTCGATGTATATGACACTAGACATGTTACACAAGGATTTCATTATGATGGCAACTATGATGATTTAGAAAAATCTGCACAGCGCCATCGAGAGATATTAAATAGTATTAACTTAACAGAAGAAGAAATTAAACAGTTCGATGCGTTCAAACAACAATTTGTAACTAAACATTAATGCGGGTATGGTGCTAGTGGTAACACACAACCTTGCCAAGGTTAAGTTGCGAGTTCGATTCTCGCTACCCGCTCCATAATTGATAGAGAGACACATGAAGCAAAAGTTAAAAGAAGCCTACATGAAAACTGCTGAAACATTTGCAGAACTTAGCCATGCTCGTAGACTTCATGTAGGTGCTATCGTAGTAAAAGATGACCGTATTATCAGTATCGGATATAATGGTATGCCTAGCGGTTGGGATAACAACTGCGAAGATGTAGTACAACATTCAGATGATACAACAACATTAAAAACAAAACCGGAGGTACTACATGCTGAAACTAATGCTATTGCAAAATTGGCTAGAAGTAGTGATAGCGGTTTGGGTGCTGATATTTTCATTACTCATGCTCCTTGCTTGGACTGCGCCAAACTCATCTATCAGTCTGGCATTAAGCGTGTTTGGTATGGTGCTGAGTATCGTGATAGCGCAGGCACAGACTTCTTACGAAAGTCAGGTGTAGAAGTTTCCCAGGTATGAAAAAGAGAATAGCAGTAGTAGGTGCTGGTACAGCAGGTTTAATTTCATTAGGTAATCTTTTACCAAAGGTTACTAATAGTTGGGACATTGTTAGTATATATGATCCTAATAAACCTATTCTTGGCATTGGGGAAAGCACTAACCCTAACTTTGTAAGAGTACTACAAGAAGCAGTACAATTCACAGTTGAAGATATGCACGAACTCGATGCAACGTTGAAGTTCGGAACAAAATACAAACGTTGGCGTGAAAACGAGTTTGTTAATCCGTTGTTTGGTGCTGGCTTTGCTATACATTTTAACAACTTTGCTCTTAGAGAATTTTTCTTTAAGAAGTTTTATCAAAGATTCCCCCAAAAATTTAAAGAAATACACGGCGATGTTAGTCAAATTATTCCCGGTCATTCGTCTGCAAAAGTAATAGTAGATGGAAAAACTGAAGAGTTTGACTATGTAATAGATTGCAGAGGCTTCCCTCCAGACCTTAGTGTCGGATATATCAAGTCAGATTGTAGCCCTGTTAATCACTGCGTTGTTTATTCTGTTCCCCCCGAGAATCAGGAATCCTTTACAGAACATATTGCTATGAAACACGGATGGATGTTCGGTGTTCCCCTAACTACAAGAACTACTTATGGATATTTGTATAACGATACAATGTCTAAAAAAGAAGATGTCGTTGCGGAACTAGGCAAATACCTAAATGTTGATATAGACCAAACCAAACTAATTGAATATAAGTTTACAGCATATTATGCCAGAACTCCATTAGAAGGTAGAGTATTAAAGAATGGCAATAGAGCATTGTTCTTTGAACCACTAAGTGCTAGTTCAATTTACATTTATGTTTCATTGATTGATAGTTTTATTGATCATTTAATATCTCCTGGTACTTGCACAGTTGAAAATGTTAATGAAATATTTGTTCTGAGTTCAATAGGGCTAGAAGATATGTTGAGTTACATTTATCACGGTGGGTCAACATTTAATACCAAATTTTGGGGTTATGCTTCGAAGTTAGGTAAAGATAGATTGGCCAAAAGTGTAAAGTTACAAACAATGGTTAAGGAATACAACGAGTTGTACGAGAAAGGTTTACTTACTCAAGGCAAAGGTTGGTTCTTTACTCCAACGTCTATGCGATTAATGGACGAAAAATTCGGATACAATTACCTCAAAAAATAATCGGGCTTTGGTGAAATGGATATCATCTTTGTCTTCGAAACAAAAGTTATGGGTTCGATTCCTGTAAGCCCGGCCACGCTCTCGTAATTTAATGGCAGAATGCCTCTTTGGTATGGAGGCAATGAAGGTTCGATTCCTTCCGAGAGCACCAACTACACTTGACAATTGGTAAATTCAATGTTATAATATAGCATGTACAAAGTAAAATATAAAGAATATGAAGCAGAATTTGCTAACCTAGAGTTAGCAATGTCGCATGCAAAAGAATTAAATGTTTGCGTTACCATTGTAGGTAACGGTATTGAAGTTGTTGGCATGTTTGGTGCCGACGGTGTTAAAAATGGTAAGACTCCAGATGGAGTTGATTACACTTGGATGAAAAGGAGATCGCAATGAGAAAGATGGCTACTATTCGTAAAATTGATTCTATTCGTCCCATCGAAGGGGCAGATGCAATTGAGTGTGCAATCGTTGGCGGATGGACTGTTGTAATTAAGAAAGGCGACTATGCTGTAGGCGATCTTGCGGTTTACTGCGAAATTGATTCTTTCATCCCTACTAGTATCGCACCTTTTCTCACCAAGCCAGGACACTACGCTAAGGAGTTTGAAGGTGTAGAAGGCGAACGTTTACGCACAGTTAAACTTCGTGGACAGTTGAGCCAAGGCCTGTTGCTTCCTTTTACTGCCGCAATGGCAATTCAGATTGGAGCAGGTCCTGGTGCAAAATTTGAAGATTACATTGGCGTAGATGTATCAGACTTGCTTGGTATCAAGAAGTACGAAGCACCTATCCCTGCAATCCTTGCCGGAGAAGTTAAGGGCATGTTCCCTTCACGGATTCCTAAGACTGATCAAGAACGTGTTCAGAACTTGTCAGTTGAATTTGGACAATGGGTAGAAGAAGAACTAGGATGGGAAGTTACTGAAAAGCTAGATGGTAGTTCAATGACTGTTTACTTTATGGACGGTGAAGTTGGTGTTTGCTCACGTAATCTCGACCTCAAGCACAATGTTGATAACTCATTGTGGCGTGCCGCATACAAGAATGAACTGCCTGCTAAGTTGACTAGCATTGGACGTAACATTGCTATCCAAGGTGAACTTATTGGCAATGGTATCCAAGGCAACATTTACAAGATGCGTGACCAAGACTTTTATGTCTACGACATTTACGACATTGATGCAGGACGTTACTTTACTCCTGCTGAACGTCAAGAATTCGTAAAGGCACACAACTTGAATCATTGCCCGATCGTTGCTTACAATGCCAAGTTGTTTGATACTCTTGGTATTTCTAGAGTTGAACAGGTCTTGAAGTTTGCCGAAGGTAAGAGTGTTCAAGGTGATGCAAAGCCAGAACGAGAAGGACTTGTATTCAAGTGTTCTACTAAACAAGTATCGTTCAAGGCTATTTCTAACAAGTTTCTTTTGAAACACGGAGATTAAGATGAAGATGTATATTTGTATTAAGCAGGATACTCCTGTTGGTATGGCTATGAATGCGGCCGCTCACGCAGGATTGATGTGTCATTTGGAATTCAATGAAGATCAAGACTACGTGCAGTGGCTTCGTAAGAGCTTTAAGAAAGTAACCTGCGCCGTAACTGACGCAGAGTTTGCCATGCTTAAGAGCTTGGATAAGAATATTGTTGTAACAGAGTCACGAATGAACAATGCCGAATTGGCTGTTGTTTTGTGTCCACGCCACGACAATGAATGGCCAGAGTTTGTTAATTTGTTGAAATTGTGGAAATAATATGCCATGGATTGAAAATGTAGCCGCAGATGATATTCCAAAAAGGTTTCATCACGAGGCAGGCGAAAACAGTATGCTGATTAGCATTACTGATCCTGCCAGCTGGCGCCCTACTCCTGCACACAAGTTCAAAGAAATTCATAACTTTGAATTTTTGGATGTAGAAGAAAAGGACGAAGTATTAGACGAAGCTATGAAGTGCAGTCACGAAGATGCCGCAAGGCTTGTGGCTCTTTTACAACACGCACTAGACAACCGTATGAATGTGGTTGTTCATTGCTTTGCGGGTATTTGCCGTTCAGGTGCAGTATGCGAAGTTGGTGTTATGATGGGTTTCCAAGATACCGGACGCTTTCGTAGCCCTAATTTGCTGGTCAAGCATCGCATGATGAAAGCCCTAGGGTGGACATACGATGCCGACGAAAAGCCTAACATTGATGATTGGCGTTCGTTTAAAAATGATTTTTAAGGAAGTCAAAATTGAACGTCGATTGGCAAATTTTGATAGTGACAGTAATAGTAATAGGTGCTATAATACATACTGTTAGATCGTTATGCCTAGGTGATAAAAAATCAAAGTGTCACGATTGCGCTAATAAATGTAGCGAGTTTAAACCAGATCCAAAAGCAATTTGGATAAAGAAAGAATAAAATGGCAAAGTGTTATCAATTGATCGGTGTACCAGGCGCCGGAAAATCTACTTGGGTATCTAACCAAGACTGGGCAGATAACTGCGTTCATATATCCACTGACAAATTTGTGCTAGCCTATGCCATATCTCAAGGTAAGACATATTCAGAAGTGTTTGATGAATATATGCCAACGGCTGTTGACATGATGGTCGCTGAAGTTAACCAAGCACGAGAAGCAGGTAAGGACATTATCTGGGATCAAACTAGTACTTCTGTTAACAGTCGTAAGCGTAAATTCAGGATGTTACCAAATTATGAGCATATTGCTGTAGTGTTTAAGACACCAGAACCAGAAGAACTTGCTCGTCGTTTGGCAAGCCGTCCGGGCAAGAACATTCCAGATCACGTTATGCGTAGCATGATTGATGGTTTTGAAATGCCGACAGAAGATGAAGGCTTTAAGGAAATTTGGTTTGCTGGTTGACAAACTGGTAAAACCACTGTATAATTAATACATACAGAAACACTAAGGAGGGCGACTATGATGGTTATCGTAAAATTTAACGGCAAGTGGGTACACGTTGTTAAGTTCGCCCGCGATGTGAAATTTAGCAACGAACAAGACTGGTTTATGGTTTGCTTCGACTTTGAAAAAGCAAATCGTAAACGTGAACAATTTAAATGGATTCCTGCTTCAACTCGGTTTGAAGCTGTTAAGGAAATCATAGGAGAATAAAATGAAAACTTATGTAACGTCGGATCTGCATTTTGGGCACACAAACATCATGAAGTTCTGCCCATTAACACGGGCACGTTACAAAGATGTTTCGTCAATGAATGAACTGATGATCAAGGAGTGGAACGAAATTGTCGAGCCAGGGGATTTAGTTTACATCTTAGGCGATGTAGCATTTATGTCAGGCAGTGATGCTGGGCGTATTATGAGTCGCTTGAATGGGGACAAGATCTTAATCGAAGGTAACCATGACCGTAAGACATTGATGGATGCAACATTCCGTAAGTCTTTCAAGGAAGTACACAAGTACTTGTGGTTAACTTATGAAGGTACTCAAGTAGTTATGTTCCACTACCCAATCGCAGAATGGGATCAAATGCACAGAGGTTCTGTTCACTTCCACGGTCACCTACATGGTAATACTAGTGGAATGGAAGAATTCCGATGTGTTGATGTTGGAATGGATGCAACAGGCTTTATTGTTATTTCGATGGAAGATGCTATTCGAAAAGCAATGAAGGGAAAGATCAAGGGACATCATGTTTAAGGATGAATTGAAGGAGTACGTAAATTCTAGTAACCTAGTTAACATGAAGGAAGCTGGGGATGGTCTTTACGTATTGAAGTACAAGAAGAAAGTGTTCTACGATAACCTATGGAACGACTATATAGCCGAATGCCGTGGGACTATTGTAGATGCTGACTTCAACCTAGTAACATATCCATTTACTAAGATCTATAACTATGGTATCGAAAAGGAAGCACCAGTGCTTGCTCCAGATACTAAGGTTACAGCATATCGTAAAGTCAACGGCTTTATGGTTGCTATGACTTGGTATAATGGCGATGTGTTAGTGTCTACTACAGGTAGCACTGATTCGGACTATGTTGGTTATGCTAAGGAAATGATGCTCAAGCACATGCCATGGGCTAACTGGCAAATGGAACTAAAGTCAGCAGAAGGTATGACCTTGATGTTTGAATGTGTGCATCCAAAAGATCCACACATTGTTCCAGAAGATGCTGGTATGTATTTCTTAGGTTGCCGTGAAAACTCATGGGGCTCTAAGGTAGAGATGTATGGCAATGATATAGCTGATTGGGCACGTGCCTATGCGTTGAGCCATTTAAAGTGTGGATATGCGGAAGCTGTTCATACTACTATTGGCAACCTTGTAGAACACACAAAGAACGTTCGTCATGAAGGTTTTGTATTTTACACCGCAGACAATGTGAGTGCTAAAATCAAAAGCCCTTACTACTTGACTTCAAAGTGGGTTGCACGTAATCCTCGCACAGATAAACTTTTTGATATGAACAACGATATCAAAAAGAATTTAGACGAAGAATACTACCCATTGGTTGACGCGATCCGTGCTAATATAGTACAATATACAGCTATGGACGAGCAAGCTCGCCTAGAGTGGGTACGTAACTATATGGAGACATTGTGAAAGACGAAAGCCATTTACCCGTTGCAGAACAGAGCCTAGTGTTCCGTTTACGCAAGCGGGCAGAAATACGCAGGCAGATTCCAGGTAGGTTAGCAGTTATAGAAGGGAAACCGGATAGGATTGCTAATCTTTTGGACGAAGCCGCAGACGAAATAGAAAAATTAATGCAAAAACTTGTTGACAAACAATAAGATAGACTATATAATTAATACTTGAAACAAACAAAACAGTTTTTAGGATCGATACAGCAATCTTTATTACTTGATACGTAAAACAAAAGACGATCCTGTCATTTAAACGAAAGGAGAACCAAATGACATTTGCACAAGCAGTTATCGCAAATCCAACTCCAGCTCGTACCGAAAACGGTATGAAGGCTAAGGCACATTCGGGTTCAGCCCTTGTAGACTTGTTCTACAAGATTGGCGCAAGCCGCGGTAAGTCTGTAACCGCAGACTTTGAAAAGGCTTTCCAAGCCGATTCAGATATCGCGATGAAAATCGCATTGTGGTCACGAGATGTTCGTGGTGGAGCCGGTGAACGCCAGCTGTTCCGTGATATCCTGTTGCACTTGGAAAAGTTGCACCCAGAAACCCTGGAAGCAGTTCTTCCTTTCGTTAGTGAGTTCGGCCGTTGGGACGACTTGCTAATCTTCAAGACTGAAAAGTTCAAGCACCTAGCATATACCTTAATCGGTGATGCATTGCGTGAACGCAACGGTCTTGCGGCAAAGTGGATGCCACGCCAAGGTCCAATTGCAGTTGAAATCCGTAACTTCTACGGAATGACTCCAAAGCAATATCGTAAGAGCCTAGTTGCCCTTACCAATGTTGTAGAACAAAAGATGTGTGCCCAAGACTGGGATAACATTGAGTTCGGCAAGTTGCCTTCATTGGCTTCTGCTCGTTACAACAAGGCTTTTGGTCGTAACGCTAAGGCGTCATACGAAGCCTACAAGGCTCGTTTGACTGCTGGTACCGACAAGGTAAATGCTAACGCAGTTTACCCATACGATGTCATCAAGACCTTGCGTCATGGTGGAGATCGTGTAGTTGCAGATGCTCAATGGGCATCATTGCCAAACTACATCGGTGATGCTAGCGTTATGCCTTTGGTTGACGTTAGTGGTTCGATGAGTTGCCCAGTTGGCGGAAACGCTAACTTGCAATGTATCGATGTTGCGTTGTCATTGGGCTTGTACTGTGCTGACAAGAACACAGGTGTATTCAAGGATACATTCTTGACTTTCAGTGCTAAACCAAAGGCACAAGTTGTTAAGGGTACACTTGCTCAGAAGATGAGCCAAATGGACTCTAGCGACTGGGGCATGAATACTAACCTACATGCGGCGTTTGACGAAATCTTACGCATTGCAGTAAAGGGCGGTGTGAACGCAAGTGACATGCCTAAGACCTTGTTGATCCTTTCGGACATGCAGTTTGATCAATGCGTAAGCTACGATGACTCTGCTCACCAAATGATCAAGCGCAAGTACAAGGAAGCAGGATACGAAGTTCCTAACATCGTATTCTGGAACTTGAACAGTAAGGACAATGTCCCTGTCAAGTTCGACAAGCGTGGAACCGCACTGGTGTCTGGGTTCAGCCCAGCAGTTATGAAGGGCATCTTAAGTGGTGCTGACATGACTCCAGAAGGCATCATGCTTGCCACAGTTGATGTAGAACGCTACAGCGTTTTATAAATACTTTGTAAGGCTAGGTTCAGCAATTTTCATATTACTATGGAATGCCCTTTGGGCTAGAGGAGTTTCGATAAGTCTCCTCGATAAAAACAAAAAGTAGACAACTAGCCTGTTATTTTTTAGGATGGGTACAGCAATGTACTTATAACGAAGGTCTGGGGAAACTCGGACGGCTGGCCCGGCTTCATAAGGGCTTTGTGTCTAGTCGAGATACTAGGATCGAGCGTAATCGATTTACGATAGGGTCGGGGTAGTAACTCCAGTATTGGTAAGGAAATCGACCAGAAAATAAATCCAACCGACTACAACCATCCTGTTAAAAAGCACCTTCGGGTGCTTTTTTTTTGATAAAAAGATAAGTACGTATATAACTACTTGGAACCCAAAATGCTACGCTACATCAAAGACCTAATCGACCCACTCCTTGCCTACATCAAGGACGATCCTATCCGCCCCGAAATCCCTCTTGACTTCCGTGTGTCCGAAAATTCAGAAATCATCATGCTAATGAAGGATGAAAAACCTAGTGCAATCGTATGTGTTGCTTATAAAGATCACATACCTCAAGACTGCACAGAATTAATGACTCCTTCTGAAAAGCCAGAAGTTGCTGTTTTCTACACCATTTGGAGTTATGATCCAGGTGCAGGACGAAGACTTATCCAAACTGCTCGAGAAGATTTGCCAAAACGCAAACCCGAACTCAAACGATTTGTTACACTAAGCCCTACCACAGAAATGGCTAGACGCTTTCATCTTAAAAACGGTGCTAAAATTTTCCGTGCAAATAATGATTCGGTAAACTACGAGTATGATTAAAAAGAAATCTATGTTATAATATACTCGTAGCCGTGAGCAAATAGGCAAAGCTCTCCGCCGGTCACAAAGTCTGGAGAGGAGGAAGGGAAGCTGACATAGTCATGCTCCTTGTTGGTTCGATTCCAACCGGCTACACCAAATTCATACAATAAGTACAAGATGAAAGAAACATTTGACAATTACGCACATTGGTACGCTAAAAGAAAAGCAGATTTAACTTCTATAATTTTTGAAAGAACCAAAGGTGTTGTAATTGGCGGGCCGTTTAAAGGAATGAAAATCCTAAACAAAGGTGCGTGGGGAGACGGCCATCCCGCAGGAAAATTGTTAGGCTTGTACGAAGATGAGTTGTATCCTGTAGTAGAACTAGCGATTGCTAGTAAACCAGATATGATTCTTAATGTAGGGTGCGCCGAAGGTTTCTACGGCCTAGGGCTTGCCATGAGAACAGGAGCTCCTACATTACTAGTTGATCCATGGCATGTTGTTTTAGACATTGCTAGAGAAAATGCTAGTGCAAATAATCTCAATCGTGTACTGTTCAGTACAGACAGTTCTATTGCCAACTTCCAACCATATCTTGCAAAAGCAAATAATCCGTTATTGGTAATGGATTGCGAAGGCAACGAGCTTGATCTGTTAAATTTAGATCTGTTACCCGAATTAGCTAAAACTATAATCCTCGTAGAAACACACGATTGTATCACACCCGGTATTATGCAAACACTAGTAGACCGGTTCATCAAAACTCACGACATTGATATTATCCCTCAAGGTGCTAAAAATCCACATATCGAATTGCTAAGACAAGACTTTAGCGACTACGATAAAATGATGCTGTGCTGTGAAGAACGTCCTAATACCATGTTCTGGTTATACATGATTCCCAAACAATGAAAATAAAATACTTTAAAAAACCCGTCCAGCATTTCATTATAGAAGATTGGATGCCTGAAGATATCAATAAACAGATATTGGCAGACTTAGATCTATTGATTCCGTTTATGGAAGTTGGTGTTGTTGGCAAAGACGGGAAACCTGTAGTTGTTCCAGAATACAAAAATAACACTAACTTATGGATGTTTAGTTTTTACCGTACACATCCAGAGTTTGGTGACCTTGATAAATTTATTGAAATGTCCATTTGGACTGATCAAATGAAGCAAGAGTTTAAAAATACGGGCGATGCATTATTTCAATCTGCCGTATATAGTCACTATAGCACAATGCTATTAAGTAAGTACGAGGAAGGTGGACTATACCAATGGCACCGAGATGATGCTACGACCTTTACAGTAAACTATATGCTGGCTACAGAGCCCTTAAAATTCGAAGGTGGCGACTTTGTATTAGGTACTTGGGAAGAAGAAGTCGATGCCAAAGTAATTCCATTTAAAAATAATCAGGTGGTTATATTTCCATCTAGAGTTAATCACCGTGTAACACCTGTAACTAATTTCACAGGAGAGCCAAAGGATGCAAGATTTACAATTCAATATTGGCCTCAGATTAGAACTACACCAAAGGAGTAATAATGACTGAAGAAAAGAAAAGTAAAAACCCATTTGTTGCCGCAATGAAGGCTGTACCAAAAGCACCGGGCGCAAAAACAGCACCAGTACAACAGGCAAAATTTAAACCACAAGTTGGATTAAATAAACCAGCAAAGCGTACTGCTGGACGCGGTAGGTAGAATTCAGTTTCTCTAGATGTTATACTAGTAGTTAATTAAATAAATCAAACGCCCCTTTAGCTCATCTGGTAGAGCAACTGATTTGTAATCAGTAGGTGGTCTGTTCGAGTCGGACAAGGGGCACCATTCAAAAAGAGAACCTATGAAAATTTACGATTGCTTTACGTTTTATAACGAGTTCGATTTACTCGAATTACGTTTACAAGAACATTGGGATTCGGTAGATAAGTTTATTATCGCTGAAGCAAACAAAACACACGCTGGTCGTCCTAAAGAGTTTTTATTAGAACAAAATTGGGATCGCTATAAAGACTATGCAGATAAAATTGTGCATATTAAAGTAGACGATATGCCAACTCATGACAATGCATGGGTACTAGAAAATTTCCAACGTAACGCACTAGCTCGTGGTTTACAAGAAGCACAAGGTGATGACCTAGTTGTTATCTCTGATGTAGACGAAATCATTCGTGCAGAATCGTTTGACGTGATGCGAGATACAGATTATAAAGTATATTCAAGTCGCAGTCCCATGTTCTATTTTAAATTAAACTACATGGCTATTGAACCAAATCCTTACTTGATTAATTCAATGGCAGTACGTGCAGGATTCAAATTAGATCCTCAAACTATTCGTAACATGGTTCATCGCTTTGCACCATTACCGCATGATTATTCAGATGCAGACAGTTATGTGATTCAACATAGCGGATGGCATTTTACTTACTTTGGTAACTCTGAACATGCCGCAAACAAACTAAGAAACTTTGCACATCAGGAATCAGTTGGGCTCGCAGACGGCCTAGACATCGATAAACTTGTTGCTATGCGTAAAGGCACTAATCCTAATAATCCAGGTGAACGATTTGAGATTGTAGAAGTAGATGATTACTTCCCAGAAACAATTCTTAAGAATATGGATAGATGGAAAGACTTTATTCTCCCAGGTGCTGAACATACTGTTAAGGATTTCTTGCCAGGCCTGGAGGACTAATGTCTTCTGGGTTCTATAATGCGGAAGTTTGGGATACGTCTGAACCGATTACTCATACAGCGTATCCAGAATTTCAATTTGTCATTTTTGATGTACCCTACATACGCCTCAATAAAAAGAGCATTGTTGAACACAGTCAATACGCATCCCATAGAATAAAAGAATGTATATGTTCTCTTAAAAATAAAAAGTACAATGAATTAACCGGCCAAGATGTTACATGGTGGTATAGCATTTACAATATTTTTAATATCACTACAGGTAGCGAACATTATTGGAGAATTTATAAAGACTTAACTTATTGTATCGATAAGTATTTCAAAATTACACAACGAGAAAAACCTAGACAGATATGGATGGAAAGTTGGCTCAACAATCACAACGCAGACGAAGTTTTAAAAAAACATGATCATACATGGGACCTTCATGGGTATGTTAGTATAGACCCTCAGGATACGGAAACTGTATTTCTAGATTGGAAAAATGATTCTAAAGAATTATACCGGCTTAAAAACAAACCTGGCAGAATTTACATAGGACCTGGATCACGCCCGCACTATGTTAATAACATAGGAACATACACAGAAAAAAGAATAACGTTAGGATTTGATCTTATAGTTAAAGAAACAGAAGTTTTTAATTTAGGATTTACTCCTATTATATTAAAGGATAAAAATGGGATTTAGATTTCACATTCTAGGACTGCCGCACACAGTTACCAGTAAAGAATTTAATGCTTGTGCATACACTCAAAAGGTTGTCAAGTTTGCAAAAATGATGCGAGCTAGGGGACATTACATTATTCATTATGGACATGAAGATAGCGTTCTTGATTGTGACGAACATGTAACAGTTCTAACTAATCAAGATTTTGAAATTAGCTACGGTAGCCACGATTGGCGCAGTAACTTTTTCAAATTCAACATGGAAGACCATGCTTACAAAACTTTCTTTGCTAATGCTATCAGAGAAGTAGGCCTACGTAAACAACCTAAAGATTTTATCTTACCATTCTGGGGATCAGGTGTAAGACCAGTATGTGATGCACATCCAGATATGATCACAGTTGAACCAGGCATTGGTTATGCAGGCGGACATTGGGCACGTTGGAAGATTTTTGAATCATATGCAATCTATCACGCATACTACGGACTAGACGGTGTTGGTACTTGTAAACAAGATTGGTATGATGCAGTTATTCCTAATTACTTTGACCTAGACGATTTTGAATATGCACCGGAAGAGAAAGAAGATTACTTCCTGTACCTAGGTCGTGTATATGAAGGTAAGGGCACAAACATTGCTATCGAAGTAACTAAGCATTTGAACATTCCTTTAAAGATTGCAGGTCAGAATAATCTTAAGGCAATGGGCTATGATAAGACTCCTGATAACGTTGAGTTTATTGGATATGCTGATGTACCTACTCGCAAGAAGTTAATGAGTCGCGCTAAGGCCGCATTTGCACCCAGTATGTATGTAGAGCCGTTTGGTGGTGTTCAAGTTGAAATGTTGTTAAGTGGTACTCCTACTATTACAACAGACTGGGGTTCATTTAGTGAAAATAACATTCACGGAATGACCGGTTACCGTTGTCGTACATTTGATCAATTCTGTTGGGCCGCCCAGAACATTGATAAGATTGATCCTAAAGTTTGTAGAGATTTTGCTGTGGCAAACTTCTCATTGGAGAGAGTTGCTACATTATATGAAGAATATTTCCAAATGGTATATGATGTATATGACGGCAAAGGTTGGTATCAAGACCATCCAGAACGTACAAACTTAGATTGGTTAGCAAAGAAATTCCCAGGTAATCTATGAAGCGTGTAGTTTTCTATGTAGAACCAGATTGGGCCTTTGGAGCAGTTCACAACGAGTTAATGAAGTGGTTCCGTATATACGGTTATGATTGTAGGATTCTTCCTTGGAATAAATCCTATACTCGAGAGGCCATGAAAGAGCTAGACGATGTAACTGACCTTTGGTTAACTACACCGCACGGTTGGAGATTCTTAGGATACGATTACCTTTGTACTGTTCCAGAAAAATGTGCAGTAGTAGCACATGCCAAAATTGATATGGCCGAAGTTATTCATTATCACGGTTATGGAGACTTTGATCGATTTTACAGCTATGCGGCAGTTAGTCCTTGGCTTTCTCAAGTAAGTAAAGATATGGGCATACAACGTGAAGCAAAAGTAACTCCCGTAGCCATTAACTATAATATGTTTACAGGTGAACCTAGTGATAAACTAAGTGTAATTGGATACGCAGGCAAATACGAAGAACGCAATGCGTTTACTCAAGAACAAATTAATTCTAACCTAGCACAACCAAAGTTTCATAAACGTGGATATCTGGTACGAGAAATTGCCGAAAAACTAGGATTACAATACCGGATAGCAGAACACTACCATAGAAGTTTTGTTACCATGACCGGATTCTACAAAAATGTCGATTGTTTGCTTATTCCTAGTACAGAAGAAGGTGCAGGATTGCCCGCAATGGAGGCAGGAGCCGCGGGCAAACTGGTAATTGGAACTCCAGTTGGACATTGGAAAAACCGAATCACAGATGCAGGTGGTATAGAAGTTCCTATTCCAGAAGAAGAATTTGTTGGTAAAACCATCGAACATCTTAATTATTACATAGCACATCCAAAAGAATACAGAGAAAAATGTTATCAAATCCGCGAGCATGCTAGGACTTATGACTGGGCAACAGTTGTAGGATCCTGGGTAGATTTAGTAAAATAGTAGTTAAGTACCTACTTAACAACTTTGAAACAATAAAATAAATATAAAGTGAAAGTGGGTTTTATTACAAGGGGAAGCGGTAATGGCTCGCAGTGCAAAGTTTAATTGGAGTAAGGTTACTAGATCGGGATTAATCGATATGATGAAATCTTGTAGTGACCAAATTGTAGGGCAACGACTGCCAGTGTCCACCATCCAAAAAATATTAGCTTCTCATATTAAATCATATCTTCCTGTTAAAGTTACTAAAGACTTAGACCTCAAAACCCAAAATGGGTATATCTTCATAGGTGGGTTTTATCACACTATTAGCGATAAAATCAATCATCAATCAATTCAAGTTGTACTATCATACAATCCATTAGACCCAACCCTAACTGTTACTAGAAATAGATTTAACAGATTATGTGTTAGATTTGCCGATGTTGTACTGCACGAAATGATTCACATGAGACAAGCCCGTGCAAGAAATTTCCAATCAATTCCCGGGTTTTCTAGTTATGCTGAAAATAACAAACAAAGAAAAGAACAAAACTATCTAGGCGATCCTGACGAGATAGATGCGTATGCGTTTAATATTGCCTGCGAGTTGTATGATCGATTTAACGATTATAATATAATTGCTCAACATTTAAATCTTGACCAAACAGATAAGAGGTTAAAAAAGGATACATACAATTGGTATCTCAAAACGTTTGATCATAGACACAGCCACCCAGTGATAAAAAAATTAAAAAAGAGAGTTATGCACTATGTTCCGTATGCAGAACTAGGCAAGCCCTACAAAACAACTGATTGGTTAAAATGAAAATAAAAAAATTCAACTGCAAACCTAAGCTAGATAAAGAAGTACTAGTACCTTCAAGAAAACAAATATTACCTATCATTAATGAATTAAAACCATTAATCCTTAATCGTATTTTTACAGTCGACGAAATTGTAGAAATTATCGGAGTATTCATAGGCAAGAGGTTTAAGGTCGATATAGTACATGCCCGAGCACCAGAAGTCGATCTGAATGATATAGATTTAAATGCCTATTATGATTCAGGATTAGACGAAGCAGGTGATGTAAGTATTGAGCTGTATATTATTACTAATCCAAACGATGAAATGATAACGCTAGATGATAAGCAGTTTGATGTTATTGCTAAACGAATTGCAGATAGCATAGCACACGAAATGAAGCATATGAAACAAAGCCGTGCTAGAGACTGGTTAGAAGTTGAACGTATGGATTTTGCTTATGCAGAAGACGAGTTACTTGAATCTCAATTATATCTAGGCGATCCGGACGAAGTCGATGCTTATGCTTACAATATTGCTGAAGAACTGTTAGATTGTCCTAATTACAGATTGAAATTAGAACAGCCATCAACTGTAACAACCAAAGATAGTTTAAACCTTTGGGCTTATGTTCACACATTTGAGGGCGACTTTAATCATCCTGTTTTAAAGAAACTGCTTAAAAAAGTTTATAAAAATCTTTCAAATCGTGTAAACTAATTTCATACCTAGTGCGTTAATATAATATACACCTGTAAGGAGGTTGTTATGTTAATGAGGACTAGGAATGAAACGAGCATTGATGTTTTTAACGATCATCGCTATGATGATAAACCAGGAAAGTGGGATGGCGAATACACTTACTCCTGTCGCTGTCCAAATGCGGCCTGCGATGAAAAACGTTCAGGCCCATGGAAAGCCAAAACTACGATTGAAGTCAAGTCTAGTAATACTTCCTCCTAATCCAGAAGAAATCGTTATAGATGACGATTTAGTATTAGCTCGCAATCGTAATCGAATTGAATTAGTTGAAGACGAGCAAGAAGAATTAAGCGATTATATCAAATTAAGACTAGCATTGTCTAGGATGAAAGCATTAGAAAAATACAACAAAGTCTGGGGTTGACCCGGACTTTTTTTGGTAAAATCAATAGTTGACAAAACCAGTATCGCTTGCTATAATAATAGCATGGACATTAATTTTACAAACGTGAAATACAAAGCAAAAACCACAATGTGGGGGATTATCATCCTTCTATACATTTTGATTGCTTTGCTATCGGGGTGCTCAACTACCCGTGTTATCACACCGTATGAAGTTTCTAATATTCCTACTGATTGTTTAAACCGAGCTAGTATCATATCTTGGTTAGATCAACAGTCCCATCAATCAAAACCTACCATGTTATCTGAGGAGGAATATCGTGCCCACATTGATGCAATCAAGTTTAAGATTTGGCAAGTGCGTACTGTTTGTCAGCCTATGTAGTTTGGTTGGTTGCGCAAGCAATCGTCCTAGTTACGGTGTAGATCGTATGGCAGAATTTGTTCCAGATTGTCGTATCGCCGAACAACAAATTATTTGGCTCAACACGCTACGTCCCACATATTCAGAAAAAGTATCTGCGGCCTTTACCAACAGGATGATTCCTATTGCCACAGATGGATATAGGGATAGATATTATATTGCCAACAACCAAATTGATTGGTGGGTTAATCGTAACATAGAACAGGTGTATCAAGCATGCCAAAAATCTTAATAGCAGTATTATTGATGTCAGCGATGACAGTATCTGCACAAGAATGTATTATGACTGATACTATTAGTTCTTCAGACCTAGGTCGAGTTAAAGATATTCAAAATGTCAAGGCTGATCTTACTCCATGGAAAAACGGAAAACAAACTTGCACCGTTACATTAGAAGGCCGAGTAGATGGCAAGTGGGGTAAAGGTAAAGGCGACTTTACATGGAACGGACAGAGTTCTAGTACACAGGCTTGTATTGCGGCTGTAGATTTGGCAAAAAAGGACTTGCTCAATTCATTAACTGATAGTACAATTAGTAATAAGACTGTAGTAGTATGTAAGGAACAAAAGGACAAAGATAAGCCATTATTGAATCCAGCAGTAGGAACAATATTGACTAATATCAACTCTCTTAGAGTACATCCTAATTTTCCTAATTCATTCTACCACAACGGTGAAGAGTGTAGGTGGTACATTGAGACAGCGTGGAATGGTAAAGACATTACGCACATCAATGGTATTGTTTGTAGAATCGATCCGGGTCATTGGATCATAGTTGATAAGTTTTAACACACACAGAAAGAGGCACATATGAAAGTGTTTATTGTAGGTACTATTTTTGGTATCTTGATTTGTACCGTTGGCTTTTCGGGATTGGCTCGAATGGTTGATAATGGTGTAACAAAAGTTCAGAGCGTTGCTAAGGAGGCCGCAAAATGAAAAAGTTTCTCTTAATTTGTTTTGTAGCATCATTGACAGCATGCTCGTCTATGACACAACTACAAACCGAAAACACTGATAAGCGTCAAGTACCTAAATGGTACCTAGACCACGAAGATGTCGGTTCGGAAATGAAAGCATGGTATAAGCCTTGGGATCGCGAAGGTATGTATTATGCAGTTGCCGAAGACGTTAGCCCAAGCATGGAGATGGCAATTAAAAAAGCCACACTCAAGGCCAAGGCTAAAATTGCAGACAGAGTAAACGGAGAGATGAATAACCGTACCACTATCAGATATCAAGAAAGTGGAAGTGTAGATCGTCCTCAAGGTGACCAACAGGCACAAGATGTTATCGTTAATTTGATCGCAGAAAATGTGTTACGAACTTACGGTATTGAAAAGAAAATGGTTATTTTCAATCCTGAGTTGAATAACTATCGTGTTTTTGTTATGCTCAAAATCAGTCAACAAGATGTACAAGCACTTGCATCTGCGTATGATCAAAACAAACAGGTCAAACTAAGCAACCGAGTAGCAGGAAAGTCAGTAGACGAAACTGCGTCCGAAGTTCTTAAACAGGCTAAACAGTAACATTCACATTTGCCGTTAACACCCAAAATAACTGATAATTATAAGAAACCACTTTACAAAGGATAAAATATGAAGGGTAAACCAAAGTTTAATGTGAAGGCGCAACAGCCAAAGCCACAAGCATCAACTCCTGCAACAACAGGACAAGCGGGCAGAGCGCCAAGCATTATGATCGCAGTTCCAGCGATGGAAATGGTCAATGCTGAATTTGCACAGCATTTAGCGATGAGCGCGGCAAATCTAGTTGCTAACGGTATTAAGATCAATTGTGCTTTCAATATCGGATCTGTTATTACTATTGCACGTAGAAATTTAACAGATATTTTCTTGAAATCCGATTTCGATTATATTTGGTGGGTCGACAGCGATATGAAGTTTCCTATCGATGCTCCACTACGCTTGTTGAAGCGTAACAAACCAATTGTAGGCGTTAACTATCGTAGACGTCGTTTCCCTAATCCTAACTTTACAGGTATGAAGGGTACAAGCGGTCAATTCTCAGAATTTCAAACTACTGATGCAAGTCCTCCAATGGAATTGATTGATGTTCTACCACACGGTTGTGTATTGGTACATCGTTCAGTGTATGAGAAGATTCCTCAACCACACTACTTGCAAGAGTTCATTCCAGAGTTAAATTTGGAAATTGGCGAAGATATTTTCTTCTGTCAACAGGCTCAAAAGGCAGGTTATGAAATTTGGTGTGATCAGGAATTAAGTCGGGAGGTAGCGCACATTGGTATCTTCCATTTTAACTATAACTTATCAGTACCACAATAAAGGACTACTATGTTCGAGAGCATTGAAATGCGTAAAGTCGAAAACGGAATTATCGTTATTATTCGCACAGAGGACGATGACGATAAAGAATACGTTTACGACACAACTCGTAAGGCTTTAAAATTTGTTAAAGACTTGTTAGAAACTAAGGAAGCACAGGCTCATTGATGCAAGTATTAGTAACTGGCGGCAGTGGCTATGTCGGTAGCCATGTTGCTAAAATGCTCTACGAACACGGCTACACACCAGTAGTTGTTGATAAGATGGCAAAATTGAATTCCTGGTCTAACCTAGGCTGGAATTCAATTTCAAATGATATCAAGAATAAATGGGCTCTTGATAGAATTTTCGAAGATAATAAAATTGGTGCTGTTATTCACCTTGCCGCAAGCAGTGAAGTTGGCCCAAGTGTAACTCGCCCGTTAGAATATTATGAAAATAATGTTTACGGATCTATGCAGGTTCTAGATGCTTGTTGTAGAAACGGATGCGATAAAATTGTGTTTAGTTCCACAAGTGCAGTATACGGTGAAGTGCATCCTAGTAGACTACCAACCTGTGAGTACTATCCTAAAAACCCTACTACAAGTTACGGTAGTAGTAAATGGACTGTAGAAAATATGTTGCGTGATGCAGATGTTGCACACAACATTCGTTCTGTTAGTTTACGTTATTTCAATGCCAGCGGTGCGAGCCCCGACGGTAAGATTGGAGAATGGCGTAAAGAACCTACTCATTTAATTCCTAGCATTCAGGCAGTGTTAGAAGGTCGTAGAAGTAAGTTTTTTATAAATGGTAACGATTATGCTACAAGCGATGGTACTGCTGTACGTGACTATGCACATGTCTGGGATATTGCTTCTGCTCATATTAATGCTTTACATTACTTAGAATCTGGTGGGAAGACCACTTCGATAAATATCGGTGCCGGTAAGGGACACAGCGTATTAGAAATTCTCAAAGAATTTGAAACACAATTAGGCATTAGTCTAAATGTAGAATACGGTCCAAGAAGACCAGGCGATATTCCTATTAATTTTGCAGATGTATCTGAAGCTAAAAAAGTTCTAGGTTGGCAACCTAAAATCAGTGATCCTTACAATATCGTAAAGGATGCGTTAAATTGGTATAACAGTAACACATATAAGGAATTATTAAATGGGTACCTCAATACTCTTAGCATTAGTACTACTGCAATTTAAACATTGGTACATCGACTTTATCAATCAAACAGATGAAGAAGTTGCACACAAGGGAATTTATAAAGATTGGCTAGGCATAAAGCATAGCGTAAAACAGGGAGTAGGAACTGCAATTTGCCTGTTAATGGTTACAGGTTGGACATACTTTGTCTACGCAGTTATCCTAGGGATTATTGATGCTTTCCTACATTATCACATAGATTGGGCCAAAATGAATTGGGGCAATCGTGATATTAAAACAAAAGCATTTTGGGCACATTTAGGATTAGATCAAATGTTGCATCAATTAACTTATATAGGCATAGCTTGGGCTATGATGTAAAATGAAAAACGAATATGAAATTAAAGACAAGGTGTGGATTCACATCGGAGAAAGAAAATTAAGCGAAGGTCGTGTGGTAGAAATTATTGACCTTGAGCACTTGGATGAAGGACATGATCCAAAGAATGAATTATATGTCATCGAACTTAAAACAGGTATCGAAGACATTTATGAAGTACGCACATTTGAACAAATTAGTCCAGATGCTAAAGGCCCAATTAACCTTTTCCGTAAAACAAAAACACGCATGGAACAACGAGCATTAAAGCGTTTAGGAATGATCATTCCAAACGAAGATGGGGTCATTCCTGCTGACGGGTATATTCCCGAACCAGCACCTGATATGTTTGAACCAGACTATTCTGAAGAAGACGAACCAACTCCAGAACAAATTCATGCGGCTATACAAGCAAGCCAAGATTCAACAAAGCATCCAAGCCTAGTTCATAGACCTGCTACTGCTAAACCGAAACGTAAGTATTTTAAAAAGAAGAAAGCTGTATGAATGAATGGCTAACTTTTCTGAAACAACAAGTTCCTGAGTATGATGAGTTAGCAGAATTTATGGAACAAGGATCAGTGATTAAACCTATGTTATCTAAGTCAGGCAGTGGTTGGATGATAGAACTTGAAGAAGTTACTCCACAATCTGTTAACTATAGATATTCAGATTTGAACAATCTCGATCAGCGAGTAGATTGGGCTACAGCCGAACTATCTAAATGGGATAATTGTACTAGAATGGCCTACTCTATGTGGAAGTTTAAAAAGAAGCATGATGCTGAAAAATTTATAACTTTATACTATCTAATATGGGATCGATAAGATATCAAATTGTTCGAGAAAACGGACAAGAGAAAGTTTTAGAAATACACAAAAAAGTATTTCATAAAATACACATGAGTGATGTAGAAGATCCAGACCTAATGGTAGCTGATCCTATTTGGAGGTGGCAACAAACACCTGCTGGGAAATATGTTATGGAGAATGGGATTAAAGAAAGTCACACTTGGCATAGACATTTAGATCCGATGACATACGGCTACACCTATGTGATTGTTGCCGAAATGGAAGCAAAAAAACTCTCAGAATACTATTTAAAATTTGACAACACCAAGAATTCCGTGTATAATTAGTGTAATGTACAAATTAAGGTATTATGAAGGTGATGGTAGAATGATAGTAAAGTACTTCGAAACTATAAGCGAAGCACTTCGTTATTCTGTGTACAATATACCATTTCAAAGTTTTTACGGAATAGATAAGGTAGAAAAATGAGAAATTATTGGTCATGCACTAAATTTGCAGACTGGGTTCGTGGTACGCCTAAAGGTGGCGCGAAAACCAGCGAAGATTGGGATAGTTGGCGCACTGAAGCCGAGCAGTACAATCCAGTAAGATATTGGATTGCGGAAGAAGCACTTGATGCTATTCAAGGATTCTTCCTTTACATTCCGGAGAGATTAAATGATGTTAGGTATTACATTAACAACCGCTGGGTTTCTAAGAGTCATGCCCTTACTGCCCATCCTAGGGACATTAAGCCTGGCACTTGGAGTGACGTGGGAAATCGGTTTCTTCCTTGTCTTTTTAACGAACTTGTGGATTTTGTGGAAATAGAACAAGCATGGCATACTTGTATGTGGGATGCTGAAGCCCGTAAGAAATTCGATGTACCATGGTGGCGCAGTGGCTGGTTACGCTGGCGTACATGGCGTTCGCCGGAAGCAGGCCTTGCTTACTTGGATTGGGCTAGCACTCTTACTAATGAAGAGTTTCTTGACGATGATAAGAAGAACGAAGCAGTTCCGACCTATCAAGCCAAAGCCGCAAAGGAAATTAAAGAACTTTATATTTGGTGGACTACTGTATATCGTAATCGTCCTGATCCAATGGACGCAAGTGGTTGGACTGCTTACTGTGAACTAAGCCGTTTGCAAAATGGCGGGCGTTTGAGTTTTGGAGCAGATAAAACTCCCGAAATGAAAAAAGCAAGCAAGATGGCATTGAAAGAGCTTCGCAAGATCGAAGCGGCTTATGAAAAAGAAGACGAAGCTATGATGATTCGTCTGATTAAAATTAGACAGAGCTTGTGGACATGAAAGACGAAAACGATAATTACCTGTGTACAGTATATCCAAAACTGTTTGAAAATCGTAGCAACAAAGACGAACCTATGTATTATGGTTTTAGTTGCGGCGACGGATGGTTTAATATTCTGAATCTATTGTGTAGAAATATACAGAGTTATCTCGATTGGCATAAAGAATGTCCTCAGGTTGAAGTATTGCAAGTTAAAGAAAAATTTGGGGGACTTCGATTTTATTACACCGGCGGCGATGATTACGTTGCAGGTCTTGTAAGCATGGCAGAAGCTATAACTGAAGTTACTTGTGAACAATGCGGAGAACCAGGCGAGATTCGCCATGGCGGTTGGATTAAAGTATTGTGCGATAAACATAACCTAGAAAGAAAGAAGAAAGTAAATGACTGAAAAGAAAATCTCTAAAATTGAATTTGCGCCTGGCGCATTTGATTCATTTGAAGGTACTCAAGAAGAACTTGATGCATTGATGGCCGAGATTACATCAATGTTTGAAAATAAAACTCCTGAGGAAATCTTGTCAATGAGTCAAACTGTCGACATTGATGATCTAATCGATGAAGATCCAGATGTAGCATTTGCTGTTCTTAAAGCACTAAATGACGAAGACGGTCAAGGAAGAGAGTTACAATGAAATCACAAACTCCTGCAGAAGGTATATTACTTCGTAAAGACTACGGAGATGCAAAAATATACACAGTTACTTGTCAATGCTGTGGGAGTGATTGTGAGCATGATGTATGGGTAGAAGCAGACGATCTAAACGTTACCATTACTACATATACACAACAAAAAACCAAGTGGTGGAGTTTAAACCGCTTACAAATTATCTGGACATTGTTGACTAAAGGTTATATCGAATATGAGGCTAGTATTCTTATGTCTGAGCAACAAGCTCTTAATTATTCCGAAACACTAAAGAAAGCAATTACGGATGTCAAAAAATTCAAAGAAGCTAAAGGTAGCAAGTAGTCCCGAAAGACATACATTTCAAAAGGACGGGTACATTAAACGATGTGAGGAAAAGGGTAAAGAGCCAAATCCTGACTATGTTAAAATGTACGAAACTTTCCGCAAGCAGGATGAAGCCGATATTGTAGATCCAGAATGGCAACAGGATAACTTAGAGTACGATCTTCGTAGTACTGAATGGATCTGCAATAAGGTAAAGGCTAGCAATGTCTATGCCCAAAACTTGTATGCGGCCATGTGTAACATGCAGTTCATCAAATTAGATGTTATGCCTATTTTAAAAGATCAACGCTGGTCTTGTTCGTGGCGCCATAGTGGCGGTATCATTGCTGACATGCAAGAAAAGGGAGATTATATTGATTGGTATTGCTCTGGCATTCAAAATGATGAAGAAGTAAAAACTTCAAATTATGTACCAGAAGGTGTAGTCACTGATGAAATCCGTGAAGATTTGAAACGATTAGGATGGGCCGCTGTAGAGTGGGAAGACGATGAGTAAGCCAATTGTGTTAACCCATTCTGAATGGGAGAAGCTTAAAAATCAACTTTATAAAGATTATAGCCGTAGCACTATAATGATTAGTTGGAAGATGAAGGAAAAATTAGGGTTTACCGTACGTGAATATCAGGCATGGAGAGAAGATTCAATTTTGTATAAGACTTCCGATATTAGATTGGACTTCTACAACGAGCCAAAACGCACTATGTTTTTACTAAAATATTCAGAATACTTAGGAAAAGACAAGGTTTCCAAGCTGGAAAATTGGTAAAACCTTTCTTGACAAACCAGAACTTTGACTGTATAATTAATACATACAGTTAAAACACAGGAGCAGAAATGGCTACAGCAACAAAGCGTGTGACATCACAAACAATTCGAGAAAACGCAAAAAAGGACCATAGCCCACGTTGGGAAGGTTCTAGTGAAATGTCTGGAGTAGAATTTTCACGACACTTTCAAGAAGCAATGAAATTTTATCGTTTAGATTACAACGGTAAAGATCTCAAGGCTAAAGTAATTGAGTGGATGCACACAGCAGACTACACTAAAGAACAAATTCAAGAGTTTAAAAAGACCAAGGATTGGCGTTGCAACCTTACTATGGGAGCTATTGCTAGTTGCTTGCTCCGTGGTATGCCAGAACAACGTCCAGACTTTAACAATGGAAAAAATTCTGCAGAATGGCTGAAGAAGTCAATTGCAGGTGTTGTTCAAGATGGTAAAAACGATATTGAAGAAGAAATAGAAGTCAAGGCCGAGAAACCAGTAGTTGTGGTTCCTAATATCCAAGATCGTATTCGTGATCAAGCAGTTGCTATGAGTGACGAAATTGATGCGGCTATTGATAGCTGGATCACAGACCCAGAAGCGTTTGATCCAAAGGCTTTTAAGATGATTAACCTGTTGCGTGGTAAAGGTGCTAAAGCCGCCCAAGCACGTTACATCAAAGGTTTCTTTGTAAAGGGTCAAGAAGAATTGGCCGAGCTTGCAAGTGGTAACGCAGATGATCAATTGCGTGAAGCATACAGTCATGTTAGCCGCAAGAATGTTAAAAAGCTAATTGAGTTTTATGAAAGCATTATGAGTGCATGCGACCAAATTGCACAAGAAGCAAAGATTCTCAAGAAGCCTCGTGCTAAGAAAATTGTACCTGCAGACAAGTTGGTAGCTAAACTTAAATTCAAAACAGTCGACGACAAGTTGGGTGTTGTAAGTGTACCTCCAGCACAGATTGTAGGCTCGCAAGGTATTGTAGTGTATAACACCAAGACTCGTAAAATTGGCTATTACCATGCTAAAACAAGTGCAGGGCTAAGTGTTAAAGGTACAAGTATCATTAACTTTACTGAGAAGTCTAGCCAAAAGACCTTGCGTAAACCCGAAGAGCAGATCAAAGAGTTCAAGGAACAAAATACACAAAAGCGTGTGGAGACTTGGTTTACTAAAATCAAAACTACAGAGACTGTAATGAACGGTAGATTGAACGAAGACATAGTATTGTTAAAGGTATTTAAATGATTAAAGATTTTGAACATATAGGCGAAGATCACAAATGTAATGTTTGCAGTTGCGATTTTACAGATGATGAAGGCGGAACGATAGGATACTTTGGTATATTGCCTGTTGCATTTTGTCCAACCTGCCTTGCATCAATGCACGACATGGTGCTACAATGTTATGATATAAAGGAATTAGAATGATTACAATGCAACAATGGATGGAACTAGTAGACTATAAGATCACTGAAGGCAATGATTATTGCTGGGAATGTTATGGACCAAATGCTTATGATTTAAGTAGTTGGAATGGTGTTCATGGCAAGGGAGGATATAGTTTTAATATTATATTCAGCACTAAGACACAAAAGGTATATGAAGTCACTGTATGCGACTATACTCGTAATCGTGCTTATCGTATGATTGCAGAGAACAAGCAGGCAAAGCATCGTAAAGAATCTCTAGCTCGTGGGATTAACTTAAATGAAGCATGGGACGATGTTAACTACGTAGATCTAGAAGTTGATAATGATTTCATTGACAAGTCACTTGCTATTAGAAACGGTGAAGACTATGACACAGGAGTGTTGATGCCTCTTACCTTAGATAACAATACCATCTTGCAGGCCGCTTTGGCCGCTCACGAACGTGGCATCACGCTAAACGATTATATTAATCTAGCATTAGCTGATTTGGCTGAAAAAGTTAAGAGCGGCGAGATTACTAAAGATAACTTAATGTTTGGTTCTCCAAACGGTGCCTAAATGAGCGGTAACTTACAAGCAAAATATTTAGGTGTTCCTATTGTATATGAAAGTACATTTCAGTTTGATCCTAAAATTTTGATTCCAAAGTTTGAGGAACTTGCTAAGAATCCTAAATTTAAAAACTTCGGAGGTGCTTCGATTGGATTAGAACTAGGAGATGCAGGTAGTACAGCGTTTGAAGAAACCACTGAACTGTTTCCACACAATCTTCCAGAATTGAAAGAGTTTTCCGATTGGGTAGTTAAATGTGCCAAAGAGATTTTTAATGAATGGGGCATCCCATCAGAAGAACCTAAAATTAATAGAAGTTGGGTTAACAAACATTCTACAGGTGGATGGACCAATTGGCACATTCATGAAAATGTAGATTTGGTATTGGCGGCCTATGTACAGGCATTTCCGGGTAGTGGAGATTTGTATATGGTTGATCCTTTAGAAAACTATTGGTTTGGAATGAGAACCACTAGAAATAATGTATTACCGTGTACTTCAAAAGTTCCGGTAGTTAGCAACAAGGTAATATTTTTTGCTCCGTTTATTAGACACGCAACAGCAAAGAATCAAACAAGCGTAGATAGATGGGTTATTAGCCTAAATATAATGAGAGACTAAAATGAAAATTGGATTAAGTTATAGCCGGTGTGTTCGTGATATCGTAGACGGCGTGGTAGACATCGATGACGTACTTGTTATTATTGCTCGTACAGATTTTGACCCAAACATCGATGAGCAGTGGGCAAGCATCTGGGCAGGCTATCACGGATACAGCCCTTGGAGTAATCCAGAATGGGTTAACTATGCCGACGAGGACGAACAAAAGTTTCGTGACGTAAGTATTGAACTATGGCAAACGGGTAAATTTCATCAGCCGCGTAAATTTGGAGGTCACCCAACACGTCGGCCAGAAATTTGGCTAGAAGCAGTCTTGCCAAGTAGCGAACTCGAACACAATCAGGCCGCTAAGTCAGCATGGGAAAAATTTCAAACAGTTGCCGGACTTGCCAGCGTTAAACTAGACAAGGACTATCGATGAGTTTAATTCCTATTAGATTAGGAGCTCCGTTGGTATTTGAAGACACGTTTACGTTTGATAAGCCGGCTGTAATTGCTAGGTGTGAGGAGTTAGCAAACAACACACCCGGCTTTAACAGCACAACTCAAAATATCGAAATAGGAGATGCAGGTACTACAGCATTAGGACAGTACGGCAACTCATCTAACGATATACAACTACAGCAAGGACAACCTCACACATGGCCAGAACTATCTAAATTTATGACATGGGTTGGTCAAAACGCTTCTCAAATTTTAAAAACTTGGGAATTTGACTTTGACAGAATTGCAGTTACTAACAGTTGGGTTAACCGGCATAGAAAAGGAGGATGGACCAATTGGCACATTCATCATCATGCTCATTTATCAATTGCGGCTTATTTTCAAGCAGATGAAAAAAGCGGACATCTTATTTTAGAAGATCCCCTGGAACCTATCTGGGAAGGTTACCCTGCTTTTAGAAAAACACACATGAATGGAGGTTATAGGCTACCCGTAGAGGACAATAAGGTTTATTTCTTTGCTCCATTTTTTAGGCATAGCACAGAAGCATCGCAGTCAGACAAGGATCGGTGGGTTCTTAGTTTAAATTTACAAACATTTAAGGATATAAAATGAACAATCTAATACCAATGGTAATCGAAAAAACAAGCACAGGCGAACGTGCTTTTGACATATACAGTCGTTTGTTAAACGAACGTATCGTGTTCTTAAACGGGCCGGTAGACGACTATAGTGCTAACATTATCGTTGCACAGTTTCTACACCTTGAGAGTCAAAATAGCGAACAGGATATTCACTTTTACATCAACAGTCCGGGCGGGTTAGTTACAGCTGGTTTGAGCATCTATGATGTAATGCAGTTTGTTAAACCAGATGTCGCTACCTATGTTATGGGTCAAGCCTGCTCAATGGGCAGTTTCTTAGCACAAGCAGGAGCTCCTGGTAAGCGATATGTATTGCCAGAAAGTCGTACTATGATCCATCGTGTAAGTTCTGGTACGCCAGGTACAAGCGGTAGCGTACACGTACAGGATTTACAATTCGAAGATGCTAAACGCAGTTTCGAAGAATCAGTTCGTATTAATCAACGTCTAACTGAACTGTATGTTAAACACAATACGGCAGGTAAGACCTATGATGAAATGTATGAAGTTATGAAATTTGATACATTCTTGTCTGCAAAAGAGGCAGTTGAATACGGACTTGCTGACAAAGTAGTCGAAAACCGTCCTTAAACGTTAGAACCATGGTTATGCTAAATAGTGCTATTAGTATCTATTTAGGAACGCATAACCATGGTAAAAACATTTGACGGCCAGAACTTAACTGGAATCACAGCCCAGAGTTTAAATCTACTCCCTGGTGAATTAAGTGGAAATTTAATTGATGGTGGAACAATCACCCACTTTTCCAGCACAGGTATACAAGATAACGCTACTACAACAGCTCTTGTAGTAACCGACGGAAACATCAGTGTTGCTAGCATTACAGCACCAACTATAACAGGTAATACAACTGTTAGAGGCGACCTTAAAGTTTATGGTGTTTTAGATGCAGGTTTTGTAAGAACTACAGAACTTATCACAAATCAACGTTACGAAAAACAATATATCGAATTTGCTATAGATAATGAGCAAGGTACTAATGTAGGTACAGGCTTACTATGGCCTAGCGATTCCTATAACAAGCAATTAGTTTATAGAAATAATCCAGATAGATTCTTCATGACAGAGAGCGTAGATATTGCTCCAGATAAGAGCTATCTAATCGGCGGATTATTAGTACTAAACAGTACTTCGTTAGGCAACGGTATTGTTAATAGTTCATTAAAGACACTTGGAAATTTAACAAAACTAAATGTTACAGGTGATGTAAATTTTGCAGATATTGTATTCTTTGACAGTGCATCTGGCAAACTAAGTATCGGCAACGCACAACCAACAGCATTGTTTAGCGTCTACGATAGCACCAACGATATCGAAATTATTCTTGACGGTACACCTACTGGACGTGGAGTATTTGGAACATTTAATACAAAGGCACTTGATGTCGTTACTGATGACCAAGTACGTATTAGTATTGAAACAAACGGCAACATTACACTAGGCCAACCACTACGCGATAGTACAGTGATCAAAATGTTTGGCACTGTTGGTATTGGTGTTAACAAACCTACTGCACAATTAGAAGTTGCAGGAGATATTCGATTCAATAATAAACTGTTTACGACAGGTACAGAACCTCCAACAAGTGGCTCATACATGCAAGGCGACGTAGTATGGAACGCAAGTCCAATGCCAACTGGTTGGGTAGGTTGGATCTGTGTTGCCGCCGGTAATCCAGGTCTTTGGAAACCGTTCGGACAAATATCAGCATAAAACTTCCATTACTCCCTAAGTAAATAATTTTGCTTATGGGAGAATCATTATGGAAAGAAAAGTATATAAACATCAACAGGCATTACAGGCATTTGACAGACAACGTAAAACGTGGCTGATACTCAGCGCACTTGTAACAATCGCAGTAGGTAAAATCATATTCAGTTGGGCAACTATAGAAGATCTACATATTATGTGGGTCATTGTTTCTGCCGGATTATTAGTTTCGGTCTTATGGTGGTATTGGACTATGCGTCTAATAAGAGAACTTATACAACACCAAAAAGAAGAAGTAGAATTATTCAACGATGTAGTTGAGTGTATTCGAGAAATCCAAAAAGAAGTAAAAAATTTGACTAGGTAGGTTGACAAAGATAAGTAAGACTGTATATAATAATACGATGCGGACTTAGACGCTCATCCCGCATTATAAACTCTGCGTGTCATCTTAGAGGAAAAACAAGATGGCAAAATTTTATTCAACAAAAACTTACGGCAATGATAGAGGACTATCTTGCTGTTTTAGACAATGGCGTGCCACACACAGCCATTGCTCAACACTACACGGCTACTCAATTGGTATTAAACTGGTATTTGAATGTGATACACTAGATGATAAAAATTGGTGTATGGACTTTGGCGGACTCAAAGAATTTAAAGCATGGGCAGATCATATGTTTGATCACACGCTGGTAGTTGCAGAAGACGACCCCCATTTAAATTTCTTTAAACAAATGTCTAACCTAGGAAACCCTCCTCCCAGTGGTACAGGTGATTTACCAAAAGGTAAACCATTTGAAAGAGGTGCTATATGTGATTTACGTATTGTTCCTGCTGTAGGCTGTGAAATGTTTGCCAAAATGTGCTATGACAAAATGGCTGAACTTCTAGCATCTGGCGACATGCGCTATCCAATTAATCCAACAGTAAGGGTCAAATCAGTTGAAGTATTTGAACATGGTGCAAATTCGGCTACGTACGAAGGATAAAATGAAAAAATATCATATGACAGACGTGGGTGGGGAAGTTATTAAGGATAATGAAACTTACCTATTAAAAGACAATAAAACATTAAACAATCTAGTATTGAGTAGCACACTATTACGAGTAGGTCAACAGACACGAGGACATCGTCATCCTGGACAAGAAGAAGTTTATATTTTTGTGCAGGGTCACGGACAAATGATTGTGGGTGATGAAACTGACGAACCATTTTATGTCAGTGCTGGTGACATCGTTCTAATTCCAGACGGTGCGTTTCATCGTGTGATTAACGATGGCGAAATGAACTTGTTGTTCAATTGCGTGTTTGATGGAAAACGGAATCATTAAATATGTTTGGAGGCTTTGGGTAAAAGCCCTAGGTGAAAAATCAGGCAGTACAAATGAAGAATCGGATAGAATCGCTTTTATTCGAACTTTAATTGTACTATCATATATACTAACAAACATCTTTATTATTGCAGGCGTGATAAGGCACTGGTAACTTGAAAACATATAAAGTTGAAACATACGATAATCTTATACCCGATGATCTTAGATCACGGGTGTGGGACTATATTCAACATCAAAGTTTTCACGCTACCCGAAAAGATGTAGCATACCCTAACCCCGGATCGATTATACATTACGTTCCAGCAGATAATAAAAAGGAATACCTTGATACTAATATACCTAGCTATAATAATCAATATATGCATCGCACTGTTTTTGGTAACACGGAAAACGAAATAGCAGTACATCATCCTGTAATATTTGAACTGTGGAAATCTATCAATAAACACTTTGATAATAAATTTGTTATCCGTGGAGATATGGAAGGAATTGCAGATCTCAAATTCCAATATGCCCGAGTGTATGTAAATGCACAACCAGAAGAAACAATTAAACGTAGTCACGGTATTCATAGAGATACTGTTGATTTAAACGAAGAAAAGAATTTTACTTTGTTATATATGGCCAATCCCGAATGGTACCCAACATGGATGGCTGAAAATGTATTCTATGCCGACGATGATACAACTGGCGATACTCAACAATTCCAAAAAGGACACGGACAGTCTAGAGGGTTTGGAATCGGTTATCCTTTTGCCATTGTGCCACCTGTAGCCGGAAGAGTAGTATTATATGACGGAAGAACATTGCACACTACTAAACCTACTGCAACATGGGCTAAGGAAATGCGATATGCAGTGGTGTTTAGAATAAGATTAAAGGACCAAACATGAAAAAAATATTAGTAACTGGCGGTGCCGGTTTTTTAGGATCGCACCTTTGTGAGAGGTTAGTAAAAGAAGGACACCATGTACTATGTGTCGATAACTATTTCACAGGCAGTAAAAAGAATATTGAACATCTATTAGATTATAAAAACTTTGAAGTTATTCGACAGGATATTTGTTTTCCATTGTATGTTGAAGTAGATGAAATTTATAACCTAGCGTGTCCTGCTAGTCCCGGTGCATATCAATGGGATCCTATCCAAACTATGAAAACCAGCGTTCTAGGGGCTTATAATTTACTAGGACTTGCTAAACGCACAGGTGCTAAAATCCTACAAGCATCAACAAGCGAAATTTACGGTGATCCAGAGGTACATCCTCAAGCAGAAGAATATTGGGGTAATGTAAACACCATTGGTATTCGAAGCTGTTACGATGAAGGTAAACGTGCCGCAGAAACATTGTTTATGGATTACTGGCGTCAACATTCTGTTAATATTAAAATTGTTCGCATTTTTAATACATATGGTCCTAGAATGATGACAGATGACGGCCGTGTAGTAAGTAATTTTATTGTGCAGGCTTTAAGCAATAAACCGGTAACAGTTTACGGCAGTGGATTACAAACTCGTAGTTTTTGTTATGTCGACGATCTAATTGATGGTATGATGAAAATGATGGATTCGAGTGATGATATTATTGGTCCGTACAATCTAGGCAACCCTGGAGAATTTACCATGATGGAATTGGCGGAAAAAGTTATTAAATTAACAGGCTCCGAAAGCATTATATTACAACAACCTCTTCCGCAAGACGATCCAAAACAAAGACGCCCAGATATTACAAAAGCCAAGAATCATTTACAATGGGAACCGACCATTGATTTAGAAGAAGGCCTTAAGAAAACTATTGCCTATTTTGAACAAATTGCTTGACTTTTACCAATTTCTTTGTTATAATATATTATGACAACAGAAATCCTATTTGAACAATTCCCCGAAGCTACAGCGGAAGACCGCTATAGAATGATTAGTCAGTTCTTGCGAGAGCATCAACTGGCTACACTAGAATTTACTAAAAAGAATGGCGAGAAACGTGTAATGACCGTTACGCTCGATTCTGACCTTTTACCTCAGAAAGAAAAAGAAGAGTTTCATCAAACTCGTGTAATCAATTACGAAACATTTTCTATCTGGAGCACAGAAGACTTTGCTTGGCGTAGTTTCAAAACTATGAACGCAATTTCTATCAAACCCTACGAAGAACCAAAACGATGGACCGTTACTGTAGAAGAAGCCAATGACGGTAGTGGCGATCTTGTTCTTCCATTGCCGCAAGATTTGTTAGAGCTTCAAGGCTGGAAAGAAAATGATACGTTGATTTGGAAAGATTTAGGCAATGGTGCCTGGCAGTTATCAAAGAAAGATTAACATGAAAAAAATTGGGTTTGCCTGTAAGTGGATTGATCATCCACATCAAGTTGTTGGCATCAAACTAACAGATGACGCTAAACAATACAACACAGGTACTACAACTGTGGCATGGCTTCGCCGCCAGTCACGAGATGTAGCTGAACAAAAACTTTGGGACTTGATGGAACAAAACATCGAAGCTACCCGCAAACTTGTAGAAAAGGTAGGTACCCTAGATGAACCACTCCGTATGTTACGTATCAGCAGTGATCTGCTTCCTGTTTATACTCATGATGAGTTTAGAGATTTCTGGCGACAACCTGAAGTTGTGTCAGCATTGGAGAAGCGGTTTGGAGAAGTTGGGGATCTTGCTCGTACACATAACATACGTTTGTCTTTTCATCCTGGCCAGTTCACTGTTCTTGCTTCAGATAATCCTGGTATCGTGGAACGGTCAATAGAAGAATTCGAATACCACACCAACATGGCTCGATGGATGGGCTATGGTAAGAAGTTTCAGGACCTTAAAATTAACGTACATATCTCAGGTAAACAAGGTCCTGACGGTATTCGCAAGGCTTATCAAAAACTAAGCCCAGAAGCACGTAACTGTATTACTATCGAAAACGAAGAAAACGCATGGGGGTTAGATGATTGCCTTGAGCTTGCTGATGTCGTTCCTATCGTACTGGATATTCATCATCATTTCATCCGAGAAGGAGAGTACATCGATGCTAGTAGCGATCGTGTTAAACAGGTTGTTGATAGCTGGCGCGGTGTGCGTCCAACTTTACACTATAGCATTAGCCGGGAAGATGTATTAG